TGTTAATCCAAAGTCTAATCCAATATAAACAGTAGTAGGTGCAAAAGGTATTTCTTCATCTGCTATATGGACATCTTCTCTAAATGATCCATAGACTAGCTTACCATCTTCTATAGTTCCTAATCTGTTTAAAACATAAACGTCAATCCAAGACTTAGACTTTCCTCGTATGATATTTGGATAGTAATCTGGTGTAACATTTTTAATATTTTCTGCATCAGCATTAAGTTCATAACCTTTAATCTTATCGTTTTCTTTCTTCTCAATCATACCTGGAGGCTGTACAAAAAATTTCCAGTTGTCTGGTTTGACTAACATCACAGATTCTTCTTGACTCATATGATCTGGGATAGGAACTTCACCAGACATAATGGACCACCAATGATCTTCATCAGGTGCGTTGGTATCAGCAATAACACCATACCAAGTAGGTCCACCATCTTTCATAGAAGGGAATCTGCCAACACGCATTGTACAGGCATCCACAATAGATTTGGGAATCTCTCTTGCTTCATTTACCCATACACCAGTAAGTTCTAAAGACAAGAGTTTCTTTACATCTTCTGGTCTATCTAGTGCTAAGAAGATAACTTCTAGTTGTACATCACCTACATGAATGTTATGGGTGTAAGGAACTGAGTATGTAAAGTTTCCAAATGAACTTTCTGGAAACCAATCTAACCATGTCTTAATGGTCGTAGTCTTTAACTGTGGGTTGGTATTTCTAATAACTGCCCATCTAGATTTACGTTTACCATCTGGACTAGGTTCTTGTTTTAATGCACGTCTAAAGATTTCAATACAACAGGATACAGACTTCCCTGATCCTACTGGACCACGTAATCCTCTAAAGAAGGAATCATCCTTCATAAAGGTTTTAACGATTGTACCTGGAGCTTTATAGTTGAGTTCTGTCAAGCAATACCATTATCTACAGATCTTTTAATTAACTTGTAGATAGTTTCTGGTAAGAGGGAGTCTATAAATTTATCGGCTTCATGGTCCGAAAATCTTAGATCTTTAGGATAATGTTTGAAATGTTCCTTCTTCACTATCTTACGAAGTCTTTGACGATCCTCGTAAGATAGCTCCTCTGCGTACCTCATGTTTAATTAAATAATATACCTGCAATAATTAATACAGCAGCACAACAAATAAATATTTTTAAGTTCTTGTTGAGTTTATTCCATTCGGTTTTTAACCAATCCATTACTTACCATAACCTTTCTTCATGGTCATTTTCTTTCCAGACTTCTTAGCGTCTTTCTTAGCAGCTGCCATTCCAGCTTTGGTATATGGATATTTTTTCTTTCCTACATTAGGCATTATGAAACCCTCCTAAACGGTTTTGTTTTAGCGGCAATAGACTTAGGTTGTTTGACAAATTGTTTCCCACTCTTACTGCCTTTTCTTTTCGCTCTAGTTGTAGCTGCATATTCACTAGCAGTCAATGACTTGATCGCAGCTTCTGGCAAGTAGCGTTCACCAGTTTTTCCAGATGGCTTTCCAGATTTGGTTCTCCATTTCTGTTTAGTCCATGCCTTCAAACTTTGTTGTGGCTTCTTCATCTATATCCACCACCTTTAGCTTTATATTGTTTGGCTAACATCTGAGCCTTTCTAGCAGACCACTGTCCAGGCTTTCCTCCTTTACCTCCAGCTTTGATTCGCTGAAATAAACTCTTTCTCATTCCAGGCTTAGTATAATTACCTGCTTCGTTTACCTTACTTACCATTTTGATTTATTCGCCCAGAACGCAGCTGACATCTTTCCTTTTGCTATATTCTTGGCGTGTCTAGCCTTAAATGATTTTCTTTTCATCTTCATTCTTTGAGACTCTCCTGCCTTAGGTTTACCTGCTGTCTTAGCTCCTTGCTCTCCATATCGAATAGTTTTGATTTTAGATCCTTCTTTAGCGACTACCACATGAGATTTTTTGGGATGTCCAGGAGTTCTTTTAGGTTTGTTGTAACCAGATACACCTATCCTTTTTAAAAGGCTTTGGCTCATTTTGGTTTAAAAGAATTTAAC